TATTGGAGGTGTGCTTCGTAGTATCCTCTTTGGCTTGAGTTACTACAGCCGGAGTGGGGAGGTTCAATTCAGCGCTTATTGGGTCAAATAGTTCAACCTCATAAGTGGCGTAAAGAGTACCCACACTAGCTATGTTTATGGAGCTGTTAGCTGCGGCTATGGTTAGCCGCGCTGGAGCGTAGATATTAAAATCCGGTTTAGACAACGCTGCCAACTCCAAAGCTGTTATATACCTCCATCTCTTCTGTCGCCAGTCAGGATCAATGTCTAAACAAGTTGATATGGCGCCAGGGATGTCCCTCATCGATGGTTTAGCTAAATAAGCTGATCCTTCGCACCCGGACCAAACGGCCCCGGTGGCGAACCCATCGAGAGAGCTCATAGATGCCAAATTAGATGGAAGACTGTCTAGTGAATCATACAGGAATCCCATTGCTACGGTTCCCTGCGTGCTTGATGGAGCAGCTGGAATGTATGTAAATCTTAAGCTATTCCATTTCCAGCGTCCCCAACTTGCTGCCATGCGTGAGAGCCATGGCATCGTACCAGGTGTACAAGGTATCGAGCCGACAGTGAAGCCCGCATTAAGATCAAACGACCTTATAAATTCAGTGTTGCACACCTGGATACCCTTGCGATCAGAGCGGATTACAGGGGAAGACTTCCTCACCACCACCGAAGTAGCGGCTGGGATCGTAACCCTCCGAGCAGTAGCTAGCTGCCTGTTGGGTTCCGTAGTCCTCCTCTGTGCGTTGTTGTTCCTCTTCTTCTTTCTGTTTGCTCTTCTCGTCTTTGCGACCATTTTCTTCTCTTGGTTCGGGAATTTTGTCGGAGACTCTTCCAATCCGACGTAAGTACTTGTATATCCGCGGCCACTGCGGACAACCCTGCAATTCCACTGCCAACTCCTCAAAGTCGTCAGGGTGTTCCAGATATCTAAATAAGGTTTTAGCCCAGGACTGGAGATAGCAACGATCCGCAGCTATGCTGTGTGAGCAAAAGTTCACTTCCTTAAGGATCTCTCCCTCAGCAGCACACGGGATGTAATCTTTACATGTGTGACCCAGTTCTCCGTAGAGCTCACGGGCCCCCTCAACATATCCTTCTACCGAGTCGTCTCCCATGGCGATGCACCACGGGGCTTGTATTATTTCAGCCATAAGGCATCTT